AATCACCGGAGTCCAACTAGAAGTCGGCTCTGTTGCCACACCATTTGAACACCGCAGTTTCGGTGAGGAGCTTGCGTTGTGTCAGAGGTATTTTTATGACCCTGACGGAGCATATGCAGATGCCTCAGCGGCAAACGAGTGGGTTCAGTTTAATTTAGGACAGCCCGGTACAAACTCAAATGAATACATTGTTCCAGTAACCTTCCCTGTAACTATGAGGGCTGTTCCTACTGTGACCGTTGGAAGCAATGATTACGGAGTTGGTGTTTTTACAACACTCAACGCTAATGGAAACGGAAGACTCGATGCAACAACATCTGGAACACGAAATATCGGCAAGGATGGTTGTTCATTAAAATGTAGAGATAGTACAGACACAGGTCACTCGGGTTTTAGAGGATGGTTTTATGCAGAGGCGGAGTTATAAATGAAACAGATGGTTATTACTTCAGCACAATATTCGGACGACAGAAATAGAATTATTGATGCAGTGATTGACGGTGTAAAAATGTGTGTTCCTACTGACCCCGCAAACCGCCACTACGCAGAAATCATGCGTCAGGTTGAGGCGGGTGAGTTAACCATACAAGAAGCAGATGCTGTAGAATAGCAACAGGATTCAGAGGATTAAGCAATGGCAGATACCACAACCACTACATACGGCCTAACAAAGCCAGAGCTTGGAGCCAGTGAAAATTCATGGGGCCAGAAACTCAATGCGGACATGGATCTTATTGACGATCTTCTGGACGGCACTACAGCGATCGCTCCCAACCTCACCGAAGGTTCATGGAAAGTTGGCGGTACTGCTGTTACGGCGACAGCGGCTGAGTTAAACATCCTTGATGGCGTAACGGCCACTGCAACAGAGCTAAACGCGCTCGATGGCATCACAGCTACAGTCACAGAACTTAATTACGTTGATGGTGTTACATCTGCAATTCAGGGTCAGATCGATCTCAAGGCTCCATTGGCATCGCCTGCGCTTACAGGGACTCCTACTGCCCCAACAGCAACGGCAGGGACAAATACCACTCAGGTAGCTACTACAGCGTTTGTAACAACCGCAGTAGCCGCCGTCCCAACTCCTGCTTACGCAACACAGAGTGATGAAGGCGTAGCAAGAATTTGGGTATCTGGTTCAACGCTGAATATTTACACGCAGGACTGATCGTGACAATTAACGTCAACGGCACATCGATGAACTGGTACACGCATACTATTGTCGTGAACGGATCAACACTGAGCAGTCCTAATGACCCCGGCACAGTGGTATCTAATGGTACAACTGTTTTTGGCCTTAATGGGTTTAGTTCTGAAACTACTATTATGTCGGGCGGACTAGCCCCAGACTCTGCCGACATTGAAAATATGCTGTCAACTTTCCAGTCATTAGATGCTTTCCATTCACAAGGGTATACGCAAGGGCCGGGTACAGATACGACATATACAGTGTATGTGAAAGAAGGATACCGAGTCGTATCTTCTGATGGCACATTTACTGGAACAGCTTCACCCGGAACTCAGGTTAATTTTTATTCAGGGCGAACTGTCACTGGCATTAACACTTCTCATAACGGCGGAACAAGTTTCACAATTCGTAGAGATAATGGAGTTTAAACATGGCTTTGATACCACTTAAACTTCAGCCGGGCATGCTCAGAAATGGCACTGAATATGATCAGTCAAATCGGTGGCGTGACGGTTCACTGGTACGGTGGTCAGAAGGCTCTATGCGCCCAGTCGGCGGTTGGTCACAATTCACCACTACAGCAGTCAATGCGGCTCCACGCGGCATGCATGGATGGCGGTCTAATGACGACTCAAACAACATCGCTGTTGGAACGTACAATAAACTGTACTACATCTCATCATCTGGCAACCTGACAGATATTACCCCTGTCGGCTTAACAGCAGGCCGGGAAGACGCGACACAGAACACTGGCTACGGTGGCGGTTATTACAACGTAGGCACTTACTCTACGCCACGACAGCCAACGTCTACTTACTTACCTGCCACAACGTGGTCACTCGACAACTGGGGCGAATACCTTGTGGGATGTTCTGTTGATGACGGCAAGTTGTATGAGTGGCAACTCAACGTAGCCAATCCTGCGGCGGCGATTGCAAATGCGCCAGTCAACTGCAAGTCTTTAATCGTTACAGAAGAGCGGTTCATATTTGCATTAGGCGCTGACGGCAACCCACGCAAGGTTTCTTGGTGTGATCGTGAAGACAACACACTGTGGACGCCTGCGGCTACAAACGAGGCCGGTGACATCGAGTTACAGACTAACGGCTCGATCCAAAGGGCGACACGGGTGCGTGGGCGCACACTGATTATCACAGACACAGATGCTCATTTAGCAACCTACCAAGGCCCGCCGTATGTTTACGGTTTCGAGCGTGTAGGTTCTGCATGCGGCACAGAGGCTCCAAACTCTTTGGTGTCAGTAGACCAGTATGCATTCTGGATGGGCCAGAAAGGTTTCTTTATGTTCGATGGTTCAGTGCCACGCGAATTGACCTGTGAAGTGTCTGACTACGTTTTCCGCGACATCAACACTAACCAAGTGTCGAAAGTGTATGGCGTTCACAACTCCCGGTACTCGGAGATCTGGTGGTTCTACCCATCAGAAGGATCGGTAGAGAATGATCGTTATGTGACGTTCGACTACAAGGATCAGATCTGGACGTTTGGTCAACTGTCTCGGACAGCCGCGATCGACACAGGCATCCTGCGTCATCCGGTATGGACGACAACAGACGGTTATCTGTACTTCCATGAATACGGCTTTAACCACGGCGGCCTAACAGCATTTGTAGAGTCTGGCCCAATCAGTCTCGGCAACGGCGATCAGGTTATGAAGGTCACCAAGCTACTACCTGATGAACTGACTCAGGGCGCTGTAACAGCTACGTTCAAAACAAGATTTTACCCAAATGACACAGAGCGTTCGTATGGCCCATACACGATGGACAACCCAACAAGCGTAAGATTCACAGGCAGGCAGATCCGGGCTAGGTTCGACTCAACAGTCAATAACGACTGGCGTGTAGGAACGATGCGGATCGACGCAACCGGCGGTGGTGGCAGATGATTACGCCTCCTCCTCCACTGGGCGATACTTGGACTACTTGGGGCGAACGTCTCAACACTTACTTACAAAGGTTCATGTACAGACTGCCATTCTTGCGTGGCGGTGAAACAGCGTCCGACAACGGCATATTGGCGTGGGACTCCAGTATCGATCACCCTGTCGTCTCACTGGACGGCGAATGGGTTCCACTAGGTTACGGTGACAACGATCCAGACCAAGGTTATGGCTACGGTGCTTTCATCGACTTCACCGATCAGACAGCTACTACAATCAACACACCGACTGCGATTACTTGGGGTACGACAGCGTATTCAAGAAACGTATCGATCGGCACACCAACAAGCAGGATTGTGTTTGCTGTAAGCGGTAAGTATTACATCCACTTCACCGCGCAACTAAACTCACAGTCAGCGAACGCCAAGAAGTTCTATTTCTGGCCGAGAGTGAACGGCACAGACGTTACCGGGTCTACAATGCAGGTCACAACACACGACAACAATGAGTCGAAGACTGTGGCAAGGGCGGCAATCTTTGAGGTCAGCGCAGGTGACTACTTAGAGGCCATGTTCGCTGTCGATGACTTGGATACATCTCTGGAGGCGTATCCGGCTGAGTCATTCTGCCCGGCAGTGCCATCGGTAACACTAATGGTGAAGAGCCTATGAGCGCACAAGAAAAAATGACGCAACATGAAATGATGATGTTAGAACTAGACCGTTGCAGACACTGGATTGAAAGCGCCCTAAATTACTCTGGAGGTACTCACGAGTTCATAGACATCGTGAATGGCGTACTTAGTGGTACAATGCAACTGTGGGCAGGCGATCGAGGATGTGCAGTCACAGAAATCACTGTATACCCACAAACAAAGATTCTGCATGTGTTCTTAGCAGGCGGCGATATGGATCAAATAATTGATTTTCAGGAAAGTGCCGCAGAATTTGCTAAAATGAACGGGTGCGACAAAATGACCATTGCCGGACGGCGTGGTTGGACGAGAGTTTTAGACAAGCACGACTGGGAAGAGTCGTTCTGTGTAATGAGCAAGGAGTTATAAATGGGCGGCGGCGGCGGAAAAGGCGGAAGCCAAACACAGCAGGTTGAGATTCCAAAGTGGATTGAAGACCCTGCAACGCGAAATCTGGCACGAGCGGAAGAGGCTCAGAAGATNCCTTACATGCCATTTTATGGTGCTGATGTTGCGGCGTTTACCCCGACTCAGACAGCGGCAATGCAGGGCCAGTACGACACTGCGGCGGCATTCGGTTTAGTTCCACAGGGCGGCGATGTAGCGGCAGGTATGCCACAAGCACA